ATGTATAACCTGTGGATAACTTATGTATAACCTGTGGATAACTTATGCCCCCGAGGGGGACTGGCGGCTATAGATTACTTGTAGTACCCACCCGTATACAAAAAAAAGACAAATGGGAACTTAGGTAGTTATTTTACATACAATAATAACAATAATGGTGTATTTAGTAAGACAAAGCCAAGGGATACTTAAGTCTTTGAATTACTTAGGAATTACTTTGTAGATTGTTTATAGGTATTTATACAATTTACTACATAGAAAATTACTTAGGTTTAACTAAAAATACTTAGGGGTGTCTTTAGTATAAGACAGTCCCTAGAGTAACTAAATGTAACTTTTTTGTAAAATAGTTAAAATAGTTCTTGACATTTAAGAAAAAGTATGCTACACTAAATTAGTAATCTAAGGAACACCAAGATAAAGATTTCTGAATAAACAAAAAACATATTCTTAATGTGAAATCTACAGGGTAGCCCCTAGGCAATTTACACAAGGCAAACTTAAGTTATACTTATGACTACTGATGAAGCTCCAAAGAGGAAGCGTGGGCGGCCTAAAAAGACTGAAATGGTGTCTCGAAAGAGAGGTGCTACTGGTTTATCCAGAGGTAGGCCCAAGGGTGATGCCGCGATTATCAATGAATATAAAGGGAGGATGCTGTCTTCCCCTAAGTCTAAGCTAGTATTAGAGTCTATATTCAATGCAGCACTTAATGATGAACATAAACATCAAGCAGCAGCTTGGAAGCTAGTAGTTGATAGGATAATGCCCCTAAGTTACTTTGAGAAAGATAAGGTAGCAGGGGGTAAAAGTGCTATCAATATCTCCATTACTGGTGTAGGTGGAGAACAAACCACAATATCTTCAGGTTCCACAACAGATGATATAGACGGTGAAGCACAGTATATAGAATAAGAGTACACTATGTCTAACTTTAAATATTTTACAAAAGATGAGTTTGCTTGTCAGTACACAGGTAACAACCTCATTGAAGATTCTTTAATACATAAACTTGATTTACTTAGGGAGGCATGTGATTTTCCATTTATTATCTCTAGTGGCTATAGAGATCCAACCCATCCAATCGAAGCTAAGAAAACTAAAGCGGGTACTCACAGTAAAGGCATTGCGGCAGACATTAAGGTTCAGAACGGTATGCAACGATATTCTATTGTACAACACGCAATATCACTTGGGTTCAACGGGATTGGAGTTGCTCGTAATTTCATTCATGTTGATATCAGGAATAGTGACTCTGGCCCCACTCCTGTAATGTGGTGTTACTAGAGTGTACTTAGGTATACCTAAGTATTTTTTAGTAAGCCATGACTGATCTAAACGTAGAACTGCTACCTTGGCAACAAGAAGTCTTTGGAGACTACTCAAGATTTAAGGTTATAGCAGCAGGCAGACGTACAGGTAAATCTAGGCTAGCCGCTTGGCTTTTGATAATAAATGGTCTTAGTGAAACTAAAGGACAGGTGTTTTATGTAGCACCAACACAAGGACAAGCTAGGGACATTATGTGGTCTTTGTTGTTGGAACTGGGGCATTCTGTAATAGCTAGTTCCCACGTAAACAACCTACAAATAAAACTAATAAATGGGACTACGATAGCTTTAAAGGGTTCAGACAGGCCAGAAACCATGAGGGGTGTGTCTTTAAAGTTCCTTGTCATGGATGAATATGCAGATATGAAGCCAGAGGTTTGGGAACAGATATTAAGACCTGCCTTGGCTGACCAGAAAGGAAGTGCATTATTCATTGGAACACCAATGGGACGTAACCACTTCTATGAATTGTATAATTATTCAAAGTTATCTGAAGATGTAGATTTTAAAGGGTGGCACTTTACCAGTTATGATAACCCTTTACTTGATCCAAAGGAAATCAAGTCAGCAGAAAAATCAATGTCTAGGTACTCTTTTAGGCAAGAGTTTTTAGCTTCCTTTGAAGCACAAGGTTCAGAACTGTTTAAGGAAGAAGATGTTACTTTCTTAGATGAAGAACCAGATGAAGGTGATTTCTATGTAGCTTGTGACTTAGCAGGTTTTATTGACGTTAACAAAGTAAAAACAAAAACAAGACACTTAGATGAAACAGCCATAGCTATAGTTAAAGTTAGTCAAGAAGGGTGGTGGGTTGCAAACATAGCTCACGGAAGATGGGGTGTAGAAGAAACAGCAAGAAAAATCTTTGAGGTTGTAAGAGAATACCGCCCTATATCCGTAGGAATAGAAAAGGGCGCACTAAAGAATGCAGTCCTTCCTTATATTAGTGACTTAATGAAGAAAAGTCAAGTATTCTTTAGGATTGAAGAACTAACACATGGTAACAAAAAGAAAACAGACAGGATTGTCTGGGCCTTACAGGGTCGTTTTGAACATGGGAATTTAAAATTAAATAAAGGTTCTTGGAATACACAGTTTTTAGACCAACTGTTTCAGTTTCCAAACCCTTTGGTACATGACGATTTAATTGATGCTTTAGCCTACATAGATCAATTAGCGGATACAGCTTACGATATTGACTTAGATACTGAAGATTATCAGTTTACTGACGTTTACGCAGGGTATTAATATGAAGAACTATGATAAAGAAATGTTTGTTGATGAAAGTTTACAAGGTTGGGTCATTGATAAGTGTAACGAATGGCGTGAGAACTTTGAAACTAACTATCAAGAAATATTTGATGAATATTATAGACTATTTAGGGGTACTTGGTCGCCTGAAGATAAAACAAGAAGCTCAGAACGCTCTAGGATTATATCTCCTGCACTTCAGCAAGCAGTAGAGTCCACAGTAGCGGAGATTGAGGAAGCTACGTTTGGTAGAGGACGTTGGTTTGATATTAAGGATGATATTAGAGATCAAAACCAACAGGACATAGCCTACTTACGAGAGAAATTATACGAAGATTTTTCTAAAAATAAGACTAGAAAGGCAATCGCAGAGTGTGTCTTAAACTCAGCTATCTTTGGAACGGGCATTGGAGAGATAACTTTATCCGAAGAAAAAGAAATGATACCTGCAACTGAGCCTGTTATGGGTGGAGACTTAACTGCTGTAGGTGTAAATATTCAGGAACGCACAGTATGTAAATTACGCCCTATTCTTCCCCAAAACTTCCTTATAGACCCAGTAGCTACCTCCATTGAAGATGCTTTAGGTGTTGCTATTGATGAATATGTGCCAAAACACGCCATAGAAATACTACAGGAAGAAGGGGTTTATCGTCAAATTGACCTTGAAAGTGCTTATGTAGACACAGACATTGAAGCAGATAGGAACCTTAGTAACGTCTATGAAGAAAACAAAACAAGAAAAACAACTTACTACGGTTTAGTACCTAGACATCTTTTAGAAAAAGCTCAGAATGAAGGTTTGTTTGATGTAGATGAAGACGGAAATCAAGTAGAAGTAGAAATTATAGAACCTTTGCTTGAAGACGGTGAAGGTTCTACATCAGAAAGCAACAGCTACTACGTTGAGGCTATTGTTGTTATTGCTAATGAAGGTGTACTTCTTAAAGCGGAAGAAAACCCCTACATGATGAAGGATAGGCCAGTAATTGCTTTTCCTTTTGATGTCGTTCCTAGCCGCTTTTGGGGTCGAGGGGTATGCGAGAAAGGGTATAACTCACAAAAAGCCTTAGACGCAGAACTACGAGCTAGAATTGATGCTCTTGCACTAACTGTCCACCCTATGTTGGCTATGGATGCCACTAGAATGCCCAGAGGGTCAAGACCAGAGGTTAGATCAGGAAAAGTAATACTAACTAACGGCAACCCTTCGGAAATCCTACAGCCTTTTAATTTTGGTCAAGTTAGTCAAATTACTTTTTCTCAAGCAGATGCTTTGCAAAGAATGGTACAGGCTGCTACTGGTGCTGTAGACCCTTCTGGAACTACCGCAGGTTCAGACACTAGGTCAGCCGCAGGGTTTTCTATGGGCTTGGGAACCATAATTAAAAGACATAAGAGAACATTAATTAACTTCCAAGAGTCTTTCCTAATACCTTTTGTTACTAAAGTAGCTCACAGGTATATGCAGTTTGAACCTGAACAATATCCTGTCTCTGACTATAAGTTTGTTGCTAGTAGTTCTTTAGGTATTGTAGCTAGGGAATACGAAATAGCACAACTAACGCAACTGTTGCAAACTATGGGAGATTCCCCAGTTAAGAATCAGCTTATTGAGTCCGTTATTGACAATATGAGTTTAAGCAACAGAGAGCAAATTATTGCCTTCATGCGTCAGGCTAATCAACCAGACCCACAGGCCGCTCAAGCAGCTCAAGCAGCACAACAGGTTCAGCTACAGTTCCAACAGTCTCAGTCTAATGCTTTAAATGGTCAAGCACAAGAGTCAGCAGCTAGGGCCGCTAAACTATCAATGGAAACTCAAGTTATACCGCAGGAGATAGAGATTGATAGGATTAAGGCAGTTACAACAAACCTAAGAGCAGGAACAGAAGACGATAAAGAGTTTGAAAGAAGAATTAAAATGTCCGAACAGCTACTAAGGGAGCGTGAGGTTGCAGTTAAAGAACAAACCAAAGCTCCCGAACCTTCTCCTACAGAACAAACAGTTTTAAGATCAATCGGAGGACAACCTTAGTGGCTAAAGAAAAAGACTCTAAGTTAAAAAATGCAGGTGTGTCTGCTTACAACAAACCAAAAAGAACACCAAGCCATCCCACTAAAAAGTTTGTTGTTGTAGCAAAACAGGGAGATCAGACTAAAACAATACGTTTTGGGGATCAGAACATGACAATAAAAAAAGACCAACCTGCTAGGAAGAAAAGTTTTAGGGCTAGGCATAAGTGTGACACTAGCCCTCCCAGTAAACTTACGGCTAGATATTGGTCATGTAAGAATTGGTAAGTGGTCATACAAGTAGATAGGAGGATATTATGAAGGGAGTTAATCATTATAAAAAGGATGGTACTTTACATAAAGGCAATACACATAAAATGCCTGATGGTTCTTTACACAGCAACAAAACACATACTAAAACAAGTGCAAAGCTGTTTCATTTTAAAGAGTTATCGGATAAAGCTAAGTTAAAAGCTAAAGGTAAAAAGTAATGGCTGAAAATAAACCAACAAACCCAACCTTGTATTCCAGAGTAAAATCTGAAGCAAAGAAGAAATTTGATGTTTATCCTTCTGCTTATGCAAATGCTTGGTTAGTTAGGGAGTACAAAAAACGTGGCGGCAAGTACAAAAAAGTCTAAAACAGGATTAACCCGTTGGTTTGCTGAAGATTGGGTTGATGTTAAGACTGGGAAAAAGTGCGGCAGAAAAAAGAAAGAAACAGGTAGACCTTATCCTGCCTGTCGCCCTTCAAAACGTGTTTCAGCTAAAACACCAAAAACTACCAAGGAAATGACTGCTAAAGAGAAAGAAAAGTTTAAAAAAGAAAAAACAGGCCCAAAGAAAATTTCATATCAACATAAACGTAAAAAAAGGAAATAGTTATGGCAATGGGATACGGAACATACGGAACTAAAGTAAGCAAACCAACCAAAAAGAAAATGAAAAACAAGCCTAAGACAACAATGGGTAAGCCTAAGAAAAAAAGAATGTAAAATAATTAAAAAAACACTTGACATTTGTAAAAAAGTATGTTATACTGAAATCTCTATAAAGACTGTCCTAATGAGGAGAAACAGATGGTAGATGAAGAACAAGTAAAACTAGAGAAGTATTATGACTCTTATCGTGAAATGTTTAATACAGACGGTTGGAAAATTTTATTAAACGACTTACAAACCAATGCGTTAAACATTAATTCAGTGGAAGCTACTAAAGACGAAATTGATTTACATTTTAGAAAAGGACAGTTAGTAGTTATAGCTTCAATGCTTAATTTGGAAACTCAAATAAAAGCAGTTCAGGAAGAACAAGCTAGTACAGAAGAACCTTTTTAATGGGCGTTCTTCTTTATGATTTTAAATGTGATAACGGCCATATTCACGAAGCACTGATAGATTCCTCTAAGAGTTTCAAAAAGTGTGATGTTTGTGAATCTACTGCACATAGAATTATCTCAAGTGTAAACTTTTCTCTTGATCCCATTTCTGGCGATTTTCCAGATGCCACAAGGAAATGGGCTAAACACAGAGAAATGACCATAAAGCAAGAAAGAAAACAGGAAAACTCTTAGAGTCCTGATAATACCCTTTTTCCACAATCGTTAACGGACGGATAAATAATGGGCCAGTTAGTTGAGCGTCAACCAGAGAATGTAGAAACAACGGATGAACAATTATCATCTACTGAAGATTTCGGATCTTCTTCATCTGAACAACCAGTAACAGAAGTAGTAGTCCCTGAGAAATATCAAGGTAAAACAACTGCTGAAATTATCCAGATGCACCAAGAAGCTGAAAAGCTATTGGGTAGACAAAGTTCTGAAGTTGGTGAACTAAGGAAAGTTGTAGATACTTACATTCAAGGCCAGACACAACTCACAAAAGAGCAGGGAAATACGACATCTGCACAAGAAGAAGAAATTGATTTCTTTTCGGAGCCAGAGAAGGCTATTCAGCAACAGATTAGTAAACACCCTAAAATATTAGAAGCGGAACAAATTAGTCAACAGTACAAGCAGGAAACTGCTAAAGCTCAGTTACAGAAACTTCATCCAGATATGGCTGAAATTGTAGCTGACAAAAAGTTTCAAGACTGGGTGACTGCCTCTAAAGTTCGACAAAAGTTATTCCAACAGGCTGATAAGATGTATGATTATGAGACTGCCGATGAACTTTTTAACCTTTGGAAAGATCGTGTTCAAGCTGTACAGCAAACTGCTAACAGTGAAAAGCAAGAACGAAAACAAGCGGTTAAGAATGCTTCAGTAGGCACTACTCAAGGTTCTACAACTCCATCCTCAAGGAAAATCTACCGTCGATCTGACATTATGGATCTTATGAAAACTAACCCTAGTCGGTATTTAGCCCTTTCAGATGAAATACTACAGGCTTATGCTGAGAAAAGGGTACGTTAACTACTCAAATTTAAAGCAAAAGGAAAATTATTATGGCTACACAACCCGCATACGTATCGTCCACATCAGGGGCGTTTGGAACAGCCGCTAAAGCTATTAGCGCAACGGAAGCTGCAACTTTTATCCCCGAAATTTGGTCGGATGAGATTGTTGCTTCATACGAAAAGAACCTAGTCTTAGCTAATCTTGTCAAGAAAATGACCATGCAAGGAAAGAAGGGTGACACCATTCACATTCCTTCGCCTGATCGTGGTGCCGCCAGTTCTAAAACTGAAGGTACTTTGGTCAACATTCTTCATGGTACATCTACTGAAGTACAAGTATCAATTAACCAACACTACGAGTATTCTCGACTTATTGACGATATTGCAGATGTACAAGCTCTTGCGTCACTACGTCAGTTTTATACCGAAGATGCGGGTTATGCTCTTGCTTTGCAAGTAGATACTGCTTTACATGA